GATGTGTGTGCTGTATTACACAAAAATATATTATTTGTAGATGTATCTTTAACTAATGCTCTTGCATCGTAAGATGTAGACGCTGACCAGTTTCCTTTGTATGAGCCAACTTCTTGAGTAGCAATTAAGTTACCTGAGCCATCAAAACCTAAAACTTTATTACCTCTTGCTGCAACTAGATCTGCAACGTTAACAGTTGTTCCTGTATTAGATTGACCAAGCTTAAATGCTCTATCTAATTGTTCTTGCTGTTGTTGTATTTGTAATACGATCTTATCTAATGTATCTTCGTGCGTTTGAGCAGGAAAAGCATCACCTTCAATATAATCAGTAGGCTGAGAAAGATCTTGTATTCTAGTTAAAAATAATTTATGAGTAGCAGGTAAGTTATTATTTAAAGTAACAGTATTTAATGCTCCATTAATATTATAATCATAAGTTCCAGAGCCACCGGAAGTTTGTAAAGTTTCTACACCAGTAGCAATAACTACCGTGTATACTTTTAAATCTCCTGCTGCAAATAATTTAAAAGGCCAAGAGTATGCAGCTGTCGCCCCGTTCCCTGTATAACTTATAAAACTATTTTGTGCCGATACCGTCATCTATTCATCTCGCTCATCATCTTCTCAATTATATTTATTGGGTTATCCCCACCTCTCTTTATAACACGACTAGGAGGAATATAAAACCCTTGATCGTGTTCTTTTTTAAGTCGTCTTTCCATCCGTTTTAAATAACCTGGATTTTGCCATTCTTTTATATTATATAATATTAAATAGTCTAGCGCCATTCGTAAATAAAAAAGATTAATAAACGGCGTGTTCCCTTGAACTAAATTAGCAAGTTTTGCAAACGGATCATCTCCTGTTCTTATTGCTTGTAATATTTGTACAACACTATCAAATTGTCCGATACTAGGACCCATTAAAGTAGCTAAAGCAGTGCCCCCGTATTTATTATAACTACCAAATAAGAAGTCTCCATATAGTCCTAAGCCTCCGCCTTGTGCCATAGCAGCCGATATAATCTTAATATTATGAGCCATATCATCATTAAATTGTCTAGGTTCTTTACCTCTTGCTATATCTTTTAAGTATAGTGATAAGTATCCTAGCAATGATGTAGAAACTATAAAGTGAGCTATACCTGTATATGAAGCTTTACCTTTCAATAGGCCTTCTTTAAATGATGAAGCGCCATGACCATATATTTCTCTACCAAGAGATTTATGTAGTACAGTTACAGGAAACGATTTAAACTGCCAAAATAATCTTGCAGCAACTCCTAACGCTGTACCGTCTTGTGTACCTCTATTCATAAATGCTCTTTCATAAGCACTTGGCATTGGTACTGCAAAGTCTGCTCTGTCTACGTAGTAAGCAGCTAAAGATGAAATAAGTCTATCTTTTTCTCTAGCTAATTTACTTTTACTATGTTTCTTTATTAAAGGTTCTTTTTGTTTTAAGTATGATAAGATTGTAGCGTCATCTAAATTTTCTATCATATCAGTTACAACATACTTTTGTCCATCTTTTCCTGTGTAGATAGCTTTTCTAATTACATTTTCCCATTCTAGCTTTCCTATATCATAAATTTCCATTATTCTTTGTGTATGAGGATCTAGGTTATCAAAAGTTCTTTCAGCTTGCATCGCTAAATTTCGTGACATCATTAATGCAGAGCCAACTCTATGTGCATCTGTCCAAGGAGATAGTAAGTTTAGTTTAAAATATGCTTGTTGCGCTTTTGCAAACATACCTGGCGTTAAGTCATCTGAGCTAAATCTTGATATAGTATTACCTATAATACCATCCATACCTACGCCTAACATTTGAGCGATTGCTCTTCTGTCACTTTTTTTCATACCTCGTCCTTTAAATAAATTTTCTAAAGCAACACTATATCCTTTAAATCTATTAACACCTTGATATTTTAATTCAGCTACTTGGTTAGGTATATCAGTTATAGATGACAAAGTTGCCATACCTAGTTTAGCCATATTTTGAATATTTCTTATTGTAGATGACACGTGTGCTGCTGTTACGTTACCAGGAATTCTTGTTGTACCATCAACCTCTGCTAGCAAATGCCATAGCATATCATTATTTCCTCTTGACATTTTTCCAAACTCTTCCATGCCTTTTATATCACCTTTTGCTTTTGCAGCTCTTAATTCTGCGTCTAGTATAGATTGAATCATTGCTCTTGGATTTGGTCCTAAAACTTCTAGTAAAGCTTGATTTTTACCAAAGTGATCTAAAGATAATACAATAGTTTCTCTTAATGTTTTAGTTCCATAAGCTCTGTTATATTTCATAAATGAATCAGAATCTTTAAAATGTATTATTCTATGAGCTTCACTCATTCTTTTGGCTAAGTTACTTGGTCCAGTAAATCCTTTTATTATATCATCAGCAAAATCTTCGCCTCTATGCTTTAAGTGTATTCCAGTAATTAAACCATTATATACATTTTTCCAAAAGCCTTTCATATCTTCGACATCTATGTTGGCCATAGTTCTGTCCATATCTACTACATCTCTTATAGTGTTATACCATTTCTCAAAGCCATCTCTTCTTATTTTAACAGGGTTATGACTCTGCCTCATTATATAATCAGGTAATTTTCTTATCCAAGCACCATGCCTATTATTAGCACTAATAGCTCGATCTTGCTGCTCAAATACTATTCTTGCTATCTTTTCTGCTGCCGGATTTCCAGAAGCTCCAGACTTACCACCAGGTTTTATTTCATATAACTCTCTTGCTATATGATCATCAAGTTTACCAGAAACAAATTCTTCGAATACATCTTCCTCTTCTAAGTGTCTTATAAGATTAGTAACATATCTTGTAGAATGAGCTTTACCAATAGCATCTACAGATCTTCTGCTGCTTTTTATGTACTGCATAGTACCACCAAGTAATGCTCTTAGTCCCAATGCTCTATCTTTAAAATTAGATAAATGACTAAATATTCTTTCTTTTGCTTGTATATTTAATAATCTTTGTCTTTGCTCGATAGCAGCAGCTACTTCTTCTTTTGTTGACTCATCAGCAAGCCATTGTTTCATTTTTTGTTCAATGTCTGCTTCTTTAGATATAGCTTTTTCTTTTGTAACTTGCTTAGCTAGTTTATTAAGAAGTTTTTCTTTATCTGCAGGAGTTGCCGCATCTCCAACAGCTTCATTAATTATGCCTATACAGTCTCTTATATTTGCCATTATACTTTACCTATCACGCAGTTTAATACTGCTTTTGCGCCATCAAATAAAGATTTACTTTTCTTTACTTTAGCATTTGTTTCATCTTTTACAATTTTAACTTCACTGTCTAAAGAATCTTTTTTATACACTCTTAGTTCCTCTGTTAAAGATTCTATTTCTTTATTTATATTAGCTAAATCAATATTATCAGTATCAGATTCTATTTTTTGTAATCGTTCTCTTGTATTTAATGCTCTTGTTTCTGGATCTAATTTAACATCAGAAGTTGTTGGGCCATGCTTAGAAGCATAATAGTTGGCTTCTGATCTTTTAAGTATTTCATCCATATTCATAGTCTGTATGGATTTTTTAGGATCAACTACTTCAGCTTCTATATGCCATACTTTTCTTTCGCCTGTTTGAACTCTGTTAGCTTTTACTATTTTAAGTCTTGTCTCTGGAGGTAATAATACTTCAGCTTCATGCCCATATAAAGCTTTTGCTGTGCTACTAGCATGTTTATCCACAAATGCCATTTTAGTTTTTTTAGGAACAAATATTTTAAATTTAACAGGGTTTTCATTTTTAAGAAGAAAATAATTTGCTTTGTGGTATAATAAACTTGCGTTAAATACTGATTTAGTAGAAAATTCCATACCTAAAATTTTTGCACCATCTCCTTTATTTAATAAACCGTATGGTAATATACTTTCATCAAAAAAATTAGAAGCTTCTTTTCCAGAATAAATTGTAATATTATCTCCTGTTTCAAATTTATTTATAGCAGATAGTAAAGCTTTTACAAGCATTGCTTTATTAGTTGATTTACCTGTCATATAAGCTTTAACGTCAGCATGAGTTACAGACTGAGCTGCCCATTTCATTAAAGCTGTTTTTTCATTAGGAGTAAGAGCGTCACCTAATTTTTTAATTTGCTTATCTATGTATGACATAGCTTCATCATGGGCATTAAACTTTTTATATATAAATTTTCTATTTGCTATCTTTTTAATTTCCATACCAGCAATTTCATTTATCATGGCTGGCTCTATAGCAGGATTTTTTATTTCTTGAGAAATTTGTGGTGGTATCTTTTTGCCATCTGTTTCTAATTGTTTAAATGCTCTAACTATTTCTATGCTTCCAACAGCATCTCTTCTATTTACTAAAGCAAAAGTTAATTCATTAACAAAATCTTTTTGATTACCAGGATCTGCGTGTTTAGCAGCATCTCTAACAATAGCTTCTATTTCTCCGTCTGATATAGAATATATTTTTGCAAGAGCATTTTTAAACATATCAAGATTCATATTATCTAAATGAAACTTAATATCAGGATTAACTCCACTTATAAAGCTTTTAATTTCTTTAATAGTAGTCATATCCCAATCGCCTTTTAATTCTCCAAGAGCTCTAAATTTTAATGAGCCACCAGCATCAATACTAGTAATTTTTCCTTGTGGTGATAGGATAAGGTTTCCAGGAGCTGCAAAATCTCTATTACCTAGCCATGCGTGTACCATTGCTGTTTCTAAAAATTCTTTATAAGCAGCAGGATTAGTCTTAATTAAATTGTTAACTTGATCCATAGTTAAAGGTTTTCCTTCTTTCCATTTAGAAGCAATACCTACAAATTGGCCTGCTCGTAGAACCGGTCTTACTTTAGGAGAGCCATCTTTTAATATTAAATGTAATATAGAAGAAGCAATCATTTCATTTAAAGCCCACTCTTTATTTTTAGGATACTTCATATACCATTGTTCACCAGTACTTTGATGAGTAACAATGTTACCTTCGTTAGAGCCTTGTTTACCAGCTGTTATAGTAAAATCTTCTTCAAGTAAAGGAGCTCCTGGTAATTCTTCTAAGTCAATAGATTTATAAGAAGATTCTCCTATTGTAGCACCTTCGTCTGCAGTACTAGGTTTATATTCTATTTGAGGTGGAATATATCCTGTTCTTTTATTATAAGCTCGTTGTAACTCTGCAGCGTCTACATCATCTAAAAATTGACCACCTGGATAATTTTTCTTTCTTGCTATATCTTTTGACGCTTTTAATAATGCATCAACATTTATATCTTGATCACCTAAAGCTTGCTTATAAGCTAAATCTAAGGCTGCAGAATGTCTTTTTGCAGACACACCCATAAGCCAATCAGCAGTCTTTCCGCCAACGACATGTATGCCACCAAAGCCAGCAGACCCTAGCGCAACAGCGAAAAAAGAATCCATTAATGTATAATCGGCTTGTTCATTCCATTTTTGAGCAGCAACAAATCCTTCAAAAGGAGCTGTATATATTGCCGTACGTCCTGCAGTTGAAGCAAATCTAGCTACACTGATTCCTTGCTTTGCAGCCATTCCTAAAAATCCTACTTTTGTAAAAGGATCAGGAGAAAATAATAAACCTACATTAATTGGGTCATACATTGCTGACGCACCCATTGCACCTATCCCATATAATCTTTGCCAAAAGCCATTTGCCATTTGATACATTTGTTGAAAATTCATTTCTTTTAATTTTCTTTGATGTAATATTTGTGCTTCTGCTACAGTAAGATCTCTGTCAAAAGTTAAGTTACCATCTAATCCATATTTTTCATTAGCTTGTTCTGCTGATAAGATGTCTCCTGTTCTAGATTCTGACTGGCCGGTCATGTGGTTAAAGTATTCTGTATCACCACCTATGTCAACAGCTTCTCCTGTTTCTGCATGCCAGTTTGATTTAACTGTTTGCTCATACCACCTTTTAAATGTACTCTCACTAGTATCATCTTGATTCATGTCAAGATCTTTAAAATCAAGTATACGGAACGTCTTACCTTCGTCCCACATAATATCACCATACTGATCATTATTAATTTGTAAAAAATTATGACCAATATTTTTTAGATGCTCGTAGTCATCTGATTTTGGTAACTTAATACTTGGCATATTTAAAACTGTATGTATGGCTTGCCATCTTTAGTATAACTAATGATGTCTTCCATAACTTTTATATTATCATTTGTAATTCTTGTTCTCATATCTTCAAAAGAAAGAACTACTTTTTGTTTTGTACCTTGTGTTCCTGGAGGATCAACAGGACCTGTAAAGTATACAGGATAATAACCATTTTCTCCAAAGTCATAAACTAACTCTACTCCTGTACCGTCTGCTGTATTTCTCCATTTAGTATTTGTAGCTCTTAACTCTCCCTGTATAGATTTATACTGGCCAGTGCTTTGCCCATAAGTATCTAATGTAACGTTGCCAGAGTTTAATATTTCAAAGTCTAAATCTGATTGACTTATTGTTTCTAATACATTATTAGCAACCGACTTAAATTGAGATATATCTAAATTAGTATTAGGGCTTAACTTTGGAACAATAAAATCTTCGCCTATATGATACTTGCCTGTAATATACTGCTCTGTAACTTGTGATATTGCATCATTTACTTCCATTCCTTGAGATACTTTCATCTTAACCATTTTAGTTATTAAGTTTTGCCAACCATCAACCATTGGAATAGCATTAGCATTTGTCTTAGTTAATGCTTGTCTTATAGCTATAAAGTCAGCTTGTATAGTAGCATTTATAGTTTCGCTATCAGCTCTTGCAATGGCATTACTATCTAATTTCATTCTTGATGCTTCAAAAATAGAACCAAAGTCAGGGTCATCTATATACATCATAGCTGCCGCTACATTTTTATCTAATTTACCATGAATAATTAATTCTGCCATTACATCATCAAAGTAGTCTCCATATTCATTTTTAAGCTGTAGTACAAATCCTTGAATAGCTTCTTTATCAGCAATATTAGCATCCATAAATGTCTGTGATAATCTTGATCTTTCGACGTCGCCAAGTAATACTTTATCTTCTCCTCTTATACCAAAGCTCTCTTGCATTTCAATTATAGCGTTATATCCTTCCATTCTAGTAGCCAAGTCATCTGATTTTAATTTAGTGGCTATATCTTTTCTGTAAGTTTGAGCATATACAACAGCATCAGATTCCATTAATTCTACCATTTGAGTAGCTTTTTTAGCCATTTCAGATTTTATAAGTTTTTGATCTGCAGTTGTATCAGGTAATTTATTAACATACTCACTCATGCCATTTAAGTCCATTGTTGATATAGCTGTTGTATGAGTGTATATTTTTTTACCTACATCAAACTTTCTTAAATAATCTCCATACTGAGCATTATTTTCGCCGTAGTAATATTTAAACTGCTCTTCACTTAGCTCGTGTACACCTTCTCCTTGTGAGGATACATTTGCTAAATTATCTTCTATTTGTACTTCAAACTTTCTTTTTTCTTCTTTATCGATAGCCTGCTTAATTCCAAAAGCTTTATTTTTTAATGCTTGATGTTTATCTGCGTCAAGTACTTTAGCAAATCTTCCTGTTTCAAACATTTCTTTAATCATAGAAATTTTAAGAGGATCCCCCTCATCAATAACAGAAGTAATCATAGTTTCTGCAATATACGCTAATGCTTTATCCTCTGCGGCTTTTAATGAATTTTTATTCCATAAATTAGAGTATCCTTCTATGCCGTCTGTTTCTTTTGTATCTAGCCCATTTAAAATTTGTTTTATAGATGATTGATAAGTATTTAAGTCCCACCCTTCTGGGTTAATTGATGCTCTTATACCCATAGCTTGAACAGTTTCATTAAACTGATCTTTTTGATATTCTAAAGTTTCTTCAGCTTCAAATGCAGTAGACTGTTTAAATACTTGCATTTTAAAGCTATTCATTCTTTGCTTCCATTCTTGGATAGCATACTTATTAGGAGCCTCGCCTAAATATTTATCTGATATTTCTTGAAACTTAGCCAATGCATCATTAGTAAATCCTTTAGCACCTGGTTTTTCATATTCAGATTCCTGCTTATCTTGCCACTCATTATACTCTGTAAATACTTTTTCGTAGCTTGTAGAATTCCATAGAGTTGCCTCTTTTTTCATTTTATCAAGTTCAATTCTATTTAGGGATGCACCCATGTTAGCTACACCTTTGCCAAAAGCACTTAAGCCTGTATCAGAAGCTACACCTATCTGACCACCAGAAAATCCTTGCGCGCCTTGCCCTGAAGACGTTGTTCGTTGTACTGCACCGTCGTATGTTGGGATTTTAACCATTATGTAAATACTCCTACATCTCTACCGTAGCTATAAGTTTGACTGCCGCCAGTTAATAAAGTACCTGCAGCTTTCATCTTACCAGCTTGATAAGCCATAGCTCCAGTATATCTAGCAGTTGCGGCTTCTACCGCATAACCACGTTTTTTAAGATCAGTATTATACTGAATCATTAATAAATCTTTTTCGCTCTCTATAGCTAACTCTTCAAATAAATCAATAGCCGTGCCCTCGGTTGCATCAACACCAGCTTTTGCTAATGCTACAGTAGTAGAACCTTGAATTTTTCTTATTCTTCTTTTTAATTGTTCTTTATCATAATCAGCTTTATCTTGTGCTATTTGAGCATTCTGCTCAGCTATTTGAGCATTATACTCATTTAATCTTTTTTGGTTTTTACCTTGTTGATAAGCGCCATAAGCAGAGACGGCAGTACCTACTCCCATCATAACTGTTGCGACCATTGCTTTACTCATAGAATTTTACCATCTTTATATAATCCTCTTTATTTGGACCAAATTTTTTAAGTTCTGCTTCTTCTTTAAAGCCAAGATATTTAGCAAATTTTATAGCACGATCAAAGTCTTTTATAACGTGACAATGAACGCGATGAAACTTAAATTGATCCGCTATAAGTTTTAAATAATATCTTATATCTTTTATACAACGAATTTTATTTTTTTTAAACTCTGGAGATAAAAACATGTAAGCTTCTCCTACCCCAGTCCAATGCGGCATAACGCCACAGATTCCAATTATTCTCTTGTCTTGATACCAAGAAAATGTAGCTCCAACATGCTTAAGGCATTGTACTAAATCATTCCAATTTTTGCCATAGTTTTCAACCATTTTCTGTTCAGGGCCATCTAATATTATATTATTAAAGTGCCAATCTTCAAAAGGTACAACAATCATGAATAAGTACTCATCTGTATCATTATAGCGGATATAGTACAAGCTTGCGCTGTATCTGATTTAACGTATAATTTGTTTTCTGTAGTATATGTAGCAGGCATTAAAAATGTATAATCTCCTGTTTTTGGATCAGTTGCTGACATTGTACTTGTAGTTGTTCTAAATGGAACTACATCTACACTAGAAGAAGCTGGACCTGCTTTTAATCCTACCGTTTCAAATAGTCTAAATATAACTTTATCTATTCTACCTCTTTTTCCTTGAGTTGTGCCATATTGACTTTTTGGCTCAACATTTACAGATTCTAACTCAGCAGTAAAAGGTAACCCTACATGACATTTAGTAGTAGCATTAGTTAATGTTATAGCTCCTGATGATACTGTTTTATTTGCTTCAACGGCACCATTATTTAATACAGCTACTGTTTGACCTTCTAGATGACTTAATCCAGATATAGTCGTAGCTGAGCTTCCAGAATAGGTTAATCCAGAATCTACATAAAATTGATCATCTTTAGTGTCTCCATCTGCTCCTCTAAAATCTTGTTCTAAAAATTCTACATACTGCTTTGTTGCACTATTTATTGTTCTTTCTACAATCATATATAAAGTATCAAAAGCGTCATCAACTCCTGGTATTACAGCAATACTTTTAACTTTAGCATTTGTGCCTGCAATTGTATGTCTATGCCAAGCAGTTACATCTTGATCTCTATAATAAGTAAATCCTAGGAGTACACCATCACCTCTTCTTACCCATAATATATTATTAGGATAATTAGCAAAATAGCATTCTTCAAATCCACCAAAGCCTACATGCTCTGATAATACAGTCATGTCAGGTGTAGTAAATGAGTCATAATCAATATTATAAGCAAATTCTCTTAAACGTTTTTTGTTTTTTCCAATAAATAGTATAGACTTAGAGGCAGGAGATACTTTTTTATCAGCAGCACCGTCATTTGTTTCATTAATAACTTGAATAGTAGTAGGTGTTAGCCCTGCAGTAGCAGATCCTGATGACATATTAAATGCTCCATTTTTAGTAAATATGTGTAAAAATTTACCACCATACATACCTGTTATTTGGTTTACTTGATCAGATACAAGAGTAAATTGTAATCCATTATCATCATTTACAGATCCATCAACACTTGTAGGAGAAAACTTATCAAAGTCAGCCGACATAGAAGAAAATACAGTACTAGGTTGCTGAGCTGTTCCTGCATAAAATAATCTTTCTTCAAAGAAAGTAATTTTTGTAGGAAAGTTACCAGTATAAAAAGAACCTAATCTCCAATCTGTTACAGCTGATGTTCCTCCGTAGTTTCTATCTGCATTTACAGCAACAGTAACACTAGTAGCACTACCAAAAGCAGTTATTATGCCAAATCCCCATGTACTAGAATGTTTTATTCTAACTGATCTTCCTACATCATTTGCAACAAAGACACTTGACGAAGCAGTAACCGTAACAGAGCCTGAAGTACCTGAAGGAGTTAAAGTAGTAGAAGATGTATTTCCTGGATCATAAGGACCATCAAAAAAATCTACATCTGAAATAGACCAAGATGTATGACCAGTTCTAGATAGCTTTCTAGGCTTATGATTATCATGTACTAAATATAATACATCAGCAGATTGCACATATTCTATTTCTGATAACTGTGCTGCTGTATAAGTTGTAGATATTTCATATACACTACCGCCTGATGTTATTTGACCCTCATCTTTAAAGAATCTAATATAATTATGACCAAATTCTAATATGTATGCTTGCGTTTTAGAAAATACAAAAGGAATAAGTCTTGCCCCTGAGTTACTGCCTGTTTGAGTTTTGATAGGAGCTATATATCTTGTACCTGATCTTTTTTGAAGACCACCGTGCATTAAAACTTGAAAGTTATCAATTGAAGAAGCACCATTATAGTACTTTTCCATATCAATACGACCATTTAGCCTTGGACTAAGCTCTCCAGAAGTAAAGTTTGTAAGAATTGGTGATGATTCAGCCATGTCATTTTACGTCGTATATTTATTAAACCTGTAATCACTTAAGTTTGATCCAGCAGTTCTTGATTCTAACCAGAAATCAGAAACTAAACCGTCAGGAGTACCCTCGGTTGCATCTGCTGATCTTGCTTCAGCTAATTTAGTATAATATAAGTTATTCATTGCATCTAAAGTTCTTAAATCTTGTAATAAAGGCATTGTTAAATTGCATGCTAGCTTTGCTGCTAATGTTTCTACTAATAGAGCATCATAGGTTGGTACATCAGTATTTCTAAATATATATGTGCATTTAAAAGTGTCTTGATCACATAATAGTTTATCTTTTTCTATTTTATACTCAATAGTGTCATCTTCTGGTTGATGAATTCTTATAAAATCGCCGGGTAATTGAAATTCTTTAGTAAAATAATATGCTGGAGTACTTGATAATAAAGATAACGAAGCTCTTTTAATGCATGAGTTCCAAGGATGTAATCTAAATATAGAATCTCTTGTATCATCAAATAACTCGTTAGAAAAACGTGCAGCTTTAGTATCTTCTGTTAATGAAGTTATGAATTCTGCACCTAACAAGCCTAAAGCTCTATTTACAATATTTATTTTTGTATTCGCCATATTATTCCTTATACACTAAGGGGGCGCAATAGCTAACCCCCTCAGCTTGAGTTTATTAGTCTACTACATACATCATGTAGCCTACTAGATCGTCTCCACTTGCCAAAGCCTGGTCTTGAGAAGTAGCTCTTAGTATAACTCCACCTTGACTTTCGAAAAGGTAAGTTCCACCAGTCGCAGCAGTGCCAGCACCAAAAGTTTGGTATCCAGCAGTGTCCACGTCTAAGCCATTTACAAGCCCGTCAGGATCTGCAGAAACTGCAGTTCCGTCTGTGTTAGTATAAGCGTCCCATCCTAAGTCTAATGTAGCTGAACCAGTAGTCCAATTTACATAAGCGCTTGAAGATGCTAGCAGAACTCTCACTTTACCTGCTGGTAAAGAACAAAGAGCCACAGATGAACCTGCGTCTCCTGCTCCGTCTTGATCATGCGTAAAGTAAGCAATTCTTACTCTTCCGTGATAATCATGAACAGGGTTTTGTGTTACGGGAGTCGACGTAGCGTTTGTATACTCTGTACTTTTTTGAGTTGTTACAGCCATGTTATTCTCCTATTATTCTGCACACTTGATTTCTAACACTTTGCCCTCTTCCATTCGAGTTGCCCCGAAAGAAGCTGAACAATATACTTGGGTAGAGTTTCTTTTGTCACGTCTAGGCCCAATATCAACATTGATATCTGCCCCAACAGCCATAAGAAGACCGCTCTTAGCATAAGCTATAACTCGTCTGTGACTCGATGCGTCAGTTGCAACTCTTTCAGTTCTTACAAAATTGAAGCCCATGAATGTACTAACTTCACCAGCAACTAAAGCTTTGATTGTATTAAAATCAGAGCTAGTTACTTCAGTAGTTTGTAACAGATCAGTGACTTGCTTAGAAGTTACAATAACAAATCTTGGATCTGAAGGATCAGTCTCATTCGCGTCCAATAATTGTTTTGCTTTTCTAAGTTTCGCAATTGTAAGGCCCGAGTTAGTCGCGCCTCCTGACTCAACATAGTTTACAGCGATTTGACTAGCTGCGTCATGTGGTACAGAAGTTCCACCAGTTTTACCTGATTTCGCTGAACCAAATGCTGCGCCGATGATTACATCATCCATTTTTCTGCCAAGTGCCCAAGCGGCGTTTTGCGCGTAAGGAGATGCTGGGTCGATAAGAAGTCTTATTCTATCAGTTCTATCGATCATGTCCGCCCAATCAAAATCTCTTAATGATATTTGTCTTCTATCATGTGGAGTTGAGATTAGAGGAGTATCAGAATGTCTAGAAGTTACCTCTACCGCATCAACAGATCCTATACGATCATAGTATTCAAACTCACTGTTTTGTGATTCAACACGTACAAATGGTCTAAGTTTTGAACCTTTTTGTTGTAAAAGGTGCTCAACATTAGCTCTATACTGTTGTACAAAAGCAGTTGTTATTTGTGTTGACATACTATTTGCCTCCGTTGTGTCATTTATTATTAATCGAAAACGCTACCCAAGTATTTACCTTAGACATTTTCTCCCCTTGTTTACGTCTGTGGGTACTGTCGACGGATGGACCTTGCGGCTACCCATCATTATACACTATATAACTAGTATATAAATTCGTACATAATTATTTACGCCGGATTAATCGGAGTTTCATCAGGGTATGCTAATTTAAACAATGAATCCATTTTTTTCACTGCTTCAGCATGTCCTGGATTATCTCCAGATTGATAAGCCGACATAAATGTCTGATCCCTGTTATATCTAGCAATTTCTTGCTTAGCTTGATCAGGGGTCATTATGAAACCTCTATCTTGAACAGAGTCTGATCTACCTTCGGCTAATCCTTCGCCTATTTTAGCAAATAACTTAACCATCATAGGATTATTTCCCATTCCGGAGTTATCTAGCCATTCTTTAAGATCGCCATCTCCATAAGTATCTACTGCTCTAGAAGCTAGCTCAACTCGTTCATTATAAGCTTTTCCAAATTCTTTTTTAAGAGAATCTACCCATGCAGAAGTTTGCGCTGCAGTATTTTCTCCTTCAGAAGAAGATTTAGATTGAATATACTCATGATAGCCATCATATATTGCTTTAGCTTGTTGAGGATTTAATCCTGCCTTATAAGCTAACTCTTTATACTGAGTTTCAAAGCCCTCATCATATTCTAGCCCATCAGGTAACGCTGGTCTTTCACCAAAATCATATAGATTTGATGTTTCAGGTCTTCCTAATTGACTATGAAAGGCACTTATCTCTTCATCAGTAGCACCTTCTCCCGGTAAAGCTATTCTATTTTTACCTATTAGTTTTTGGCCATTTATATAACTTTTAGCCATAGCACCGACATCTTTAATGTCAGCAATTGAAGGGTCGTTTCGTACATCATCAGGAAGCCCAGATTTCCAATCTGCAGGTGCTTGTGTTGTTGCATCTGTAGCTGGAGCGTCCGAGCTACCCGTTAATACGGACCCAGTTTGTTGTTGATCACTCATTTATTGCCTCCTGGTTGATCATGTTTTTAAAGTCCTCAGGTTTCTTTCCTAGAAACTTGAGTATTGACACAACAATACGTCTCATACCTTCGTTATGAGCTGTACCGTGTGAATCACCTTGAACGTAAGTACTTTCAAAGATGAATCCTGTTTTACAAAGATGAGATAATACTATTTCACCATCTTTTGTTTCAAAAACTTTTTTATAATGCTCGTTTATTTTTTCTAAACTAAGCTGTTTATCTTTAGCCAATTACTCCCTCTCTTTTCTTTGCTTGAGCTTCACTAATATTTTTAGCTGATTCACTTTCCATTTTTGCTTGTTCAGCTTGCATCATTTGTTCTTGTTGCTCTTGTCTTTCCTGTCTTTCTTCCTCTACTTTCTCTTTAGTATTTAATATTTTGGCTGGTGCATCAAGTAAATGATGAAAATATCTAAATGTTTCGTCAGTATTCATATTATCAAGTAAATCTGGCTTAGCCTGGAATAATGGTACCATACTTTCAAATAATCTTGTAATAGTCATTAATTGACCTGATTTTTGAGCTCTAGCTAACGGAGATGTATATAAGATCTTCATTTCTTGGCCCTCAAGAATACCAGGTGCTTCAGGTATTTGTTTCTTTCTAAGCATTATTCTAAATACTCTATCAATTAATGGTCCTAAAAATTCTACTTGTAATCTACCAATCATTGGTCCCATAAGTCTCATTTTTTCTTCTTGTCTAGCTACAACTTCTGTAGCAGTCATATTAGGTGAACCTTTTTGATCAGGCATTTGCATCCAATCTACATGGAACGCGGCTTTAATATGCTCTCTTCTATTATTTAATAAATCAAATCCTATATCTGGTCTACCTCTTGTTTCTAATGGCTCAATTCTGTCCTGAGTTCCAGAACGATAGAAATTAAGACCACCTGGAACAGTTCTCACAGGTAATATAAATCCATCGTCAGGAACCAGTAAGGGAGGATCAGTAATTTTTTGAGCTGCTTTAATAATTGTTTTCATCATTGCATTTACCATTTTAATATCAGGTAAAGATGTCATAGATGGTGATCTACCATATATTTCACCTGCAACTTTAGACCATCTTGGTACCATGTAAGGAAACTCATCAAAGCCTCCCTCTTCTAATAAAGTTTTTTCTTCAAGTAAAATATAACAAGACTTAAAAGCTTTTTGTGTAGGTTTTTTGATTGGCTCTCCATAACTTTCTGAAGGCTCAACTGCATGTATAACTTCAAATTCTCTGTATGGATCTTTTTGTGAAATTTTTATAATTTTTTCAGGAACAGCATCACCAAATCTTTCCATTAGTTGTCTACCTGTTCTTTTATATCTTCTGTATAGTGTATCTACAAATCCACTATCATTTTCTTGTATATAACAATCAGCTAAATGAAATGTTCTAAAAGAAATACCACTGCCAGGATTGTCTTGGACCATCATGACAGCAGTACCAAAGGAGCCCAAGTCTAAATATAATTCATGTGCTTGGGAATTAAAATTACTATCAGGGATATTAAAAACTTTATCATATAATATATTAGTTGTTTTATTTAGCCATTGTTTAACTTCATACTCTTCATTTATTTCATCATCGAAAGTAGATAAGCTAAACCAACGCTGAGAAGGAGAAGTTAAAAAGCCATGTAACCCACTTGCTAAATTTTCGTTAGCTAATGGTGCTGTTGTGTCATAAATTTTATCATACCTTGCAGTATCAGCTCTGTATCTAATTGTAGAAAAGTCACCTCTATTTGGGTTAACATATTCCCCACAATCTTGCCAAAGATTTTCCCACGGAGTACGATAGCTTTTTAATGACTCCTGCTTTGTAATTATTCGTGTTACTAAGTCTTCCAAGTTATGCTCCTAATAATGTTTTCTTTACTATTTCAGCTTCTTCAGTCACACCTTGCCCACCTGTTAATATAGTATTTTTTCTACTATATTTACTTCTGACATTTTTCCTCGCCGCTGTACCTGCAGGAGCCGCTGATGCGGACTTTGGTGCTGCCGGTGGTGGCGGAGGTGGTGGTGGCTTAGGTGAAGAAAAAACTTTTCTAACAACTTTTGCTGCGCCGCCCATAGCTATCCTCCTAACACGTTATAGTTACTGTCGGCAAAACTTGGGAGATTTTGCCTATTTTTATTTATATCCCTTGTTCCCAATGCAAGGTATCTAAATGCGTCAGAACCGTGACTCGACCAGTCATGCAACGGTCTATTTTTATAGACCTTGTTTTTCTCGTCGTAGTCTTTTCGGTATTGCCGCAAAGCCTCAACTAATATACTACACTTTTTTTCGTCGAAATAACACCTAGGAATTATACTTCTTGCCGCTTCTATACCATCGTCAATTTGTATGTTCGGACAAATGTCAAATCTTAATCCTAAATCTCTAGAAACTTCGAATCTTGACTTACCAGTTCCCATTTCTCTAACTTTTATATCGTGTGGTGCTATATGCTTACCATATACATAATCTTTATCTCTAACAACTTTAACGTAGTGTGGTATTCCTTCTCCCTGGTTTTCGTAATAATCAATTATCCGATACTCATTACCAAACTGTTGGAACCATATAATAGCTGTAGAATCACCCATTCCTAAGTCCCATGCTGTATGAACCTCTAGACGTGGCTCGTATGGTACATTTTTAATTCTTTCTTCAGCTAATGCTTTAGCCATTAAACTACCATAATAAGAACCTACTAATGGAGCATCAAAGCTACAATAAAACTCTTGCTGTATTAGCTCTTCTGGCATACCAGCTTCTCGTTCTTCATCTATAGCTTCTTGATTTAAGACACTTGTATCATCTACACTTAATCTTTGGCAGAACCATTTGTCATTTCTAGAAGCCATATTAAACATGTCGTATCCGTGATTTCTACCTCTTGCGGTGTAAATAAAAACCGCCCATCCTCCATTCTCAGCCAAAATGGGACGAACGAGATCCCAGGCCCTTGGATCCTGAAGACTGTATTCACTGAAGACCACTCCGACGGGGTTTGATCCCACAAGGCGGTCAACGTTATCCGTTCCAACAACCTGGTAAATGGATCCATTTTTAAGCTCTAGCCTCATGTCTGTGTTGTTGACATTTGACCATAATTCTTTTGGAAAATGTTCTATGAAACTTCTGCCGTCTCTTGTCATGCCATCCCATACAATTTTTCTTCCCTGATTGTAAGTTGGTAACAAGTGCCAATATAAACCTTTACGTTTTAAAGCTGCGGTAACACACCAATTGACTGACAGTAAATCTTTACCTGCTCGTCTATGCCATACTGCAACTGCGCGTTTACCACCGTTCTCTAGATATTTCCAGAGGTCTAATTGATAATCACGCGGTCTCCAGTTGTCTGGGACCTGTATTTCCATAACTATTTTTCTTCTTCAGTAAACTTGACAACACTTACATTTAATCCACCGTCAATCATTCCTTCTAATTCAACAGCTTTTCTTTTTGGTGCAACGTATTGTGCTAACTCTTTGTTTGCTTGAAATCTTAATTCAGGCGTATTGTTAGTATCCATAGAAATATTTGCTAATGCTTCTATTGGATCACAACCAAGTGATTCTAGTTTTGATTGAACAGCAATAGACTTCTCGCCTAATGAACCTTTTGGTCTACCAGAACCTTCTCTAAAACCGCCTGCTTTAGATTTATTACTCATTAATAACCTTTTTTCTTTTTAACACCCATATAGTAATAGGCATTTTTACCTTTTTTCTTTTTATGTTTCCCCGGCATTTAATTCTTCCTCCTTAACTTCAAATGTAGCTACCTGATTGTCAGCTAACTTTACTTGTTGTTTAGCAGCTTCAAAACTAGGTGCTTCCAAATATACTACACTTACATCGTGCATCATGTCTGGTTTAGTCATTATACGCACTTTCCACTGCATAGTAAACTATATATTCTGTTTTTTCTCTTCTTGACACCAAAATCTTATTATTGGTTGTGTCTTTTCTACCTCTACAGGATCAAATGCATTCATCATCTTACCACCTTCTAAATAACCATTAAGGGCACATTCACGATAACTATCAAATTCAAATGCAGGATTAGTTAGCGGAGTATAGCACATGCCACTAGCGCAAAGTTGTAATACAAGAATAAATTTAACCATGTAGTAGCTATATAATGGTTTTTGTTATTGGTATATTATATTTATTGGCATTTACCATCGGTTTAGTAATTTTTTTACTTTTTTCTTCTACTATAGTGGCACTTAATTATTTGTCCGTTGTTATATATTATTTTATCCGTTAGCATTATCTTCCCCCGCAGATCGACTAGGTAGGAGCAAACCTTTTTGGGCGCATGCACGGGACCCCCGGGCCCAAGCCTGGTGGCCATGGATTCCTCGAGAAAAAACGTTTTTCTTAGGCCAATGACCTGGGTTAAATAAGAGAGCGAAATATCGCGATAATCTCGATTTGACAGGGAGAGAGCAATGGCTTATGATTGATTTTGATTAAGTATCAAATCGTCCGTAATATAGAGAGCGGATAAGTGTGACAACTTGTCCTCATTTATCCGTTTACTTTTATCTGATTTCATGAGATACTAGAGTTATTATTAACTTTTTGAAAGGAGTTTATTATGAGTAAAAATATAAGAGCTTACTCTTTTGATATCCCTTCAGAATTAGATTCTAAAATGACTCCGCAGATTAGACAAATCTTAGGAGGAATTTCTGAGTCTGGTAATAGCGAGTTCCAAGAGCCAGAGCTAAAAACTTTGGTTAATGAGCTTGCGGAATCTGGTAAATTAAAAACTACTCAGAATCCTTGGAGAATATTCCAATATTACAGAGCTAATATGATCTCTGCGGGTATCTGCAAGATGTCAAATGCTCAAGATTCTGGAGAAATATCTCAAGCTGTAAATCAATAATCAAAGAGCCCGTAGTTTAGAATGATTCTAAGGTGCGGGCTTTTTTATTTTCATAGTACTATATGGAGATATTTATAAAAAAAATTATAAAAAAGAGCCAAAAGTATCCAATAAGCCAATAATTTACTGGAGCGATGGTAAAAAAGTGTTAATTTTATTAATTTATAATCATATTGGCCTTATATATTGGCGTAAGCTTATTTATTGACTAGATCAATATTATTCCGTTTACAAGTGGTTAAATTTAATATATATCCTTATTTATCTAATTATGGAGGATAAAATATGAGACAATTTCTATTTTACCTAATTATAATCGGATTGCCGATGTCTTTTTTAGCAATAATTTTGTTTTTAAATTATATCGGTAAATTAATCTATGGTTAACAGAGAGGAGAAAAGCGTATGGTCGCAAATGTAGAAACTATGGCTTATGCCGGTCAAAAGCCTTGGCATGGTCTTGGTCACAAAGTCGGTCACGATGTTACCCCTGAACAAATGGAGCTCGTTGCGGGTTTAGATTGGAATGTAAATAAAGTTCCGTTTAATAACCCTGTGACAGGTCAACAATCGGAAGATTATTTCGTATTGGTCCGTGATTCAGATGGTAAGGAGTTATCGCCTTGTGGTCATTCATACGTTCCTGTGCAAAACAGACAGGCGCTTGGGTTCTTCAAAAAGTTCACTGAATCTGGTGATATGACACTAGAGACAGCGGGTTCTCTTGACGGCGGACGAAGAATATTTGTACTTGCAAAGACTTCTGAGTCATTCGCAATCAAGGGTAAAGATAAAATAGATTCATATCTGTTTTGTTATCACCCGCATATCTGGGGTCAGTCATTAAAGATTATGTGGACACCGATACGAGTTGTTTGCCAAAATACTTTAATGCAAGCTTTAGACGGTAAGAGCGCCGAGTTCCGAATGCCACATGTTCAGGAATTTGATGCTAATATCCAATTTAAAGCAGAAACTGCATTAGGTTTAGCTCACAATAAAATGTCGGAGTTTAAGGAGCAGTCTGAATTACTTGCTTCCAAAGAGTACACGGATAAAGATCTGTGGAAATACTGGATTGCCTTATTTCAGCCATCTTTAAAAAATGAGAACAACCCAACCCCTGAGATGTTTTCTCGGACTCTAGAGTACTTGAATAATACTATTCATACTCAACCCGGAGCTTCGATGTTCAAGAATACCTGGTGGCAAGCTTTAAACGCTGTCACTTATTATATTGATCATCAGTCCGGTAGAGACAGGGACGCAACCATGACATCGGTTTGGTTAGGACCAAAAGGAGCACTCAAAAGACGTGCTTTACATTCCGCATTAGAATATGCCGGAAGATAATAAAATCGTGAGTCGGGGGCAAAAGGTCCCCGATTCGCACTATTTCCTGCCCCTTAGATGAACAGAGATTAACGATTTAATACTTTTATGATAGAGACTATGGATCAATTTATTCCGCAAATTTAGTTATTTATCCGTTTACAATTAAATATATATAATATAGAATAAACTTAAATCTGACGGAGATTTAGTAAGCTGATTGTATTGGGGTTTCAAATATACAGCGAGGCGGCAACGGCTCAAAATATATTCCCTGCAATAAATTAGTTTACATGTGCCAGACCCTGTGGATGATTAGTGAGGCCGCGGATCCGTATGTCCTAGCTCCACCGCGTCTGGTTTTTTAGAGAGGAGAAACCGTATGGTAAACTTAGTAGATAAAGAATGGAAACCGTACAAGACTAAACCAAGGTTCTCTGAGCGTAGAGTTACAGATCACGGGTTATGTATCTGGCAATTAAATAAAATGCTTAGAGGTTCAGGTTATAAAGTTGAACGGCAAGGCCAAACAAATTCAGTTGTGGAATTATTATTAGTTCCCACTGGTTACAAAAAAGTTCCATTAATCGATCCATTTACAGGATACTGGTATGTTAGATTATACCCTAGAGAAAAGACTCTTTCGGGATGGCAAAAGACTATTAATAATCTAATGACTCGTACTGTGTCTAAAGAATGGATTATAGATATATGGAAGCGTAAACTCAGACCTTATTATCGCACTTATAATAATAAACCTGATTGGAAAAACATTGAAGGTGCCGCAAACCAACTATGGAGTATACATTATGGCCGAAAGATATAAAGTAGAAGATCTTATAGCTAGTGTTACTGACGTAAGTCATCAATGGGAAAAGAATGAAGCTAAAGACGCAGGTAAAGACATTAAATTACAGGCAGAATTAGTTTGTATTCTTATTCGTTGTTGTGCTCAATTTATCAAAGATAATACGCCAGTTGTAACATCAGTTAAATTCTTTTTTAATGATGATAAAAAGTAAAGTGTTAATGATTTTGTTGTTGCTACCTTTTGAGGAAACTTTTAAGGTAGACAGCAAACTATCGCTTTATAAAATTAATGCTCCTAGTTGTGACTACAGACCGAAGACCGTGTTTCATGATGATCTAAACAAGCATGAACTAGTCATAAAAGGAAAAAAATACCAATTAATCGGCACAATGTGCTAATTTTCCGTTTACTTTTAAAATTTAATTTGTTATTATTAATTATGAAGCACAGGGAGTTATTCCAAACTTCATGCTTTAAAGTCTAGCTTGTCTATTCATTTAAAGCTCCTTTCTAAGGTTATGAGGGGGAAAGCGAGAGTGGAACCCCTCATTTTAGAAATATAAATATAGGAGATATAATGGCAAAAAGAGGATTATATGCAAACATTCATGCTAAGCGTAAAAGAATAAAAGCAGGTAGTGGAGAGCGTATGAGAAAAAAAGGATCTTCAGGCTCACCTTCAGATGAGGACTTTAAAAGATCAGCAAAAACAGCAAAGAAAAAATAAATATGAGTAAAAAACAAAAATGGGTTTATATATTTAGAGATCCAAATATAATTTTAGATTCAATAGAACCTAAATTACCGAGACAAGCTATGGGTATCGCAAAGCTTTTAAAAGAGAGAGGTAGCATGAAAAGACCTGATCTTTTAGGAGAAATGCAAAACATAGTAAGAACTAAACAAAAGGGAGGAGTTAATAGAATATTAGCTTATTACCAAGGTTTATTACAAAAACGAGGAGTTTTAGAATTAAGAAAAAACCCAGACTAACAACAGAGAGGAGAGCCTTATGGCTAACGCAAGAGGAAAAGAGATAGATAATACTCATTTGAGTATTGATCAAGCAGAAGCTCGTGGATTTATTCACCGAGACTATATTGCACATTGTTTACGATGGACGCATGTTTCAAAGTATTTACATTTGCAAGCAAGATATAAAACAGCAAGAGTTATAGATATAGGTTGTGGTAAAGATATGCCACTAGCTAGAATGCTTTATACAAGCAGATTAGCTCCTGAGAAATACTTAGGTATTGAATATAATAAAATGGATATACCTGAGATGTTTAAGAACTCTAGTTTTCAACCTGATTTAATAGCAGGAGTTGACTTTACTACTATTGATCAAAACAATGTAGCAGGCGGATTACAATATAATTATAGCACGTGTTTCGAGGTCTTAGAGCATGTAGAACCTATTAAAGCTATTGCTATCCTAGATCATTTACCTAAATTCTTAGCAGAAAACTCTGTATCATGGTTTTCGACTCCATGTTGGGATGAGAAAGTCGGTGCTGCTGCTAATCATGTTAATGAAATGACTTATGAAGCATTTGGCTCTTTACTAGAGGAAATGGGTTATAAGATATTAAACCATTGGGGAACGTTTGCTTCAATCAAAGATTACAAGGATAAGTTATTGACAAATTTTGATTGGAATGTTATGTTTACAAAATTAAGAGAATATTATGATTCAAATTATCTCGCAACTGTATTTGCTCCTATGTTTCCTGAGCATTCAAGAAATGTATTATGGGAAACTCAATATGTAGGTAAGTTAAAGCTAGAAGAAAGAAAATTTGAACCAATTAACAAGTTAGAGGGACGTTTAGGATCTTCT